TATCTCTTTTTTCCCCAATACTTGAAACTAAGTCTACAGTTAAGTTAAGATGTGGTTGAAAATACGGGATTATTTGTTCGACAATTTGTAGCGCATCTTCATTTAACTTAGACATGATAGAAAGTCTAATGTTCACATTATATGGAACAGGCATGAACATCTTTGTTAGTTCATTATTATTACTTTTATCAATAGTTTTAAAAGTCTGCATTGTTGAAGACTTCCTAGAAGCATCATATTGAATTCCTGTCATTTCAAACGACATTCTTGGAAGCGTTATGGCTACTCTTTTTTTCAGATCGGGAACTTGTTCAATTCTTGCTAAGAATTTTTGAACTGGACCATATGCAATAGGCACAGTTAAAATACTAAAATCATCACCTGCATTATCTTTATGTTTAATTTTAATATCATTAAAAAGTGTGCCAAAAGACACAATGGTCTTTCTCAATATTTCGTGGTAAAAATAATTTGATATCATTACGAGTCAAATAGGAGTAATAATTATTTAGTATTCACCAAATGGGTTTCGTTGACTGAAATCTAAAATAGTATCAGCTAGATTTTCAATCTGAATATTTTCTGCATAAGCATCTAAAAATTCATTTGATTGCACTGTAGATACTTTATAACTTGCCGCTGCTCCAACAATAGATTCGCCTTTTGCAAAGTTGCCATCAACAACAGAAAGTTTAAGAACTCTAGTTGCGGCATCCCAACTTTTAACATAGGCTGTGGTGCCAGTTTTTGTTCCAGTAACAACTTCATTATAATCATAATCACCAAATGTTGTTGAGGTTGGGCTGGTGAAAGATATTGTAGGAGTAAATGTATATCCAGCCCCAGCATTAGAATATCTAACTGCAACTACAACTCCATTTGAGTTAAGAACAGCTTCTGCTTGAGCATTATTAATATTTGAAGAAACGCCGACACTAGATGGAATAAAGATTTTTTGAATCGTAACTTGCGGAAGAGTAGTATATCCAACACCACCACTTGATAATCCAACAATACCAAGAACTTTTGTATTAATAACTGCTGTGGCAATTCCTCCTTGGCCACCACCTCCAGATATTGTAACAACTGGCGGTTGAGTATATCCAAATCCAGGATTAGTAATTAAGATACGATCAATTGCAAGTTTTTGATTTGGAGTTCTACTTGTCATAATTGCAACTGCAGTGGCAGTTAATCCTCCAGCTGGAGCTGTAGATATTGAAACTACTGGTGCAGAATTATATGCAAATCCATCGTTAATTAAATCAATAAATTGAACTGACTTAGAATTTGGATTTGTGGTTGCGAGACCAACTGTAGCTACAGCGGTTGTTGCTGCAGAACCTACCATTTGAATAGTATAAACATTTCCAAAATCTTTGATAGATTCATTAACTTCAATTCCAGTAGGATCAATTTCCTCTACAGCAATAACTTCATCTTCATACTCGAATCTTTCGCATCTTAATTCATAAACATAAAGATTATTCAGTTGATAAAAAGGTCGTTTGCCCTCAACATATTTAATTTCAAATAAAGATTCATCAAGAGGCAACCAAATTAAATCTCCCTCTTGTGGTCTATATGCAACTTTTCTTTCATTTTCTGGCCATAATTTTAATAGAGGTGAAATAAAATCATCATATCGTTCTTTTGAAATAATCAAATTTATTTCATCTTTAGATTGAACTCCAAATTTTGTTAATAAATCACCATTACCCGAAAATCCCTCATAATTCATCAGATAAGCCTCTATTCGGAAACTGTCATCAAACTTTGATGCGACTACTTCTTTGATGACAGTTTTTTCACCAACAATTCTTCTTGGCATGTATAGAACATCTTGTCCATACATTTTAAGTTGTTCGTTGACTAGATCTTGAATAAGTCTTTGCTCACTCGGAGATCCTTGTAAAAAATAGGAATTAAGTGGTGCCATATCAACCTATGAGATCCAATGGTGGTAATTCATATTCATTCTTAAGTTGTTGTTCAAGTTTTTCTACTTCGGAGACTCCATCATCATAAATCTGTCTTCCATTGAGTTGAACTCCACCTGGAAGTTGAACACCATTAAACTTAATCATATTTTGCCCCCACTGTTTTTTGATAAGAGCAGTGAGATATTTCTTTAGCCACCAATCATTATAAAGTCTTGGAGCATCTCCAGGATTTACGATTCGATAACAATCAATAATTACATAATCATCATCTGAAACTTCCTTCCAATCAATATCCAAATACAATTTATGATTTAGTTTATTAAAACGAATTTGTGCGGGTGGATTCAAAAGATAGTCTAAATCCTCTAGGTATCTTTTAACCATTGAATAGTTTAGAAGATCTAACGCACCATAATAATAAACATCATTTAAAAATAATTGATATTTTATATTAAACAATCCAGCAGATGCAGTATTTGTTGAGTTTATCTTGAGAATATTATTAACACCAATAATAGAATCGGGCAAAGGTAAATAATTTACACCTTCAACATAAGTAAGAGATGTTACTCCAGCGCCAACAACATTTGGTGAAGTTGTTGAAGATCCAACTGGGCCAGACTGCTTTAAAATATTTTTAGTTGCGGGAGTAAGTTTATGTTTTAAAAATACGCGATCAATACCATCATAATGACGCTCGTGAAAGTATTGAATCGCATCATCAATCAGATTATCAATCTGATCATCATCTACATTTATTTCTAAAACTGGCTTACCTAGTTGTTTGAGGCAATAATCTTTCAACTCCGCTCTACTAGATGGTTGCGCCATAAAAAAAATACCCCTAGTTTCCTAGAGGTATTTATAGTTTATACTAACTAAGATGTTGCATCAAAAGCATGTTGTACATAGGGTCCATTAGCGTCTACATAATGTAAAAATATTTGATGATGATAAGTATCATCTGGAAGTTTTTGCAGTTTTCTCCAAAATTTTTGTGTTTTGTTATACCTTGATGGAAGTGGATCCCTCCAATGTTCTCTTTCACATCCTTTATAAATGACCGCATCACCATTTTTCATCAATACACAAGATTCTGTTTCATCTGGTCTTTCAAACCAAATGGGCCAAGGTTCATTCCTATTAGTACTGATTTGCAAAGTTACACTTACTTCACATGAAGGTCTATCAGTATGTCTTCTTAATTGTTGCCCAACAAAATAAAAACGGTCATAAAAATAAGAAGGATATAGATCCATACCTAAGATAGATTTAAGTTCTGCTTTAACAAGGTAGTGAAGTTCTTTATAGATTGGAATATTATATCTAGAAAGAGATCCATTTACTTGAGATTCAACCGGATCATATTGAACTTTATCAATTCTGTTATTAAGGTAAGTAAAACGACCTCTTTGTTCTGGAACTGAAACCTTTAAATTTTCTGGATCTAAAACCATGTTTGGTACAAATAAGTACCCATTAGACTCAAAAGTTTCACTATTCGACATTTTTCTACTTGTTTTGATATGGCGTCTGTTATATCCAGATTCATAAACACCACCAGTAGACTTATATTCTTTAATTTTCATCATTTCCACCTCGGACCAACAACCCAACCAACAAGACTTTTACGCATACCAGATTTTACTTTACGAACACGATGAGAAGTTCTTGAATCAAACATAATTAAAGTGCCTTTTTGTTTAGGTGCAAAATATGTTTTTCTGCCTTGATCTAAAAGTTGAACTTCTCCTCCAGTGTAGTCTTCTGGATCGGAAAGTTGTAAAGAAAAAGATAATTTTCTTACATACTCCCCTTCTAAAGTAATTAAATCATTTGAAATATTAACTCCAGAACCAACTATTAAATTGGGTTTATATGCAGTATCTATATTTCCATCAATGTGCCAATTATAAAACTGACCTGTTCCATATTGAGTATATTGTATTGTTTCTCCATCTATTCCAGTTAAATCATAACAATAGTTTTCTCGATTTATTCTTTGAATATAATGCCAAAGAAATCCACCAATCCAATGACTAGTCGGAATCCAGGCCGTCTTACTATCACGAATTATATGATCTACTTGATCTCCATGAAGTTTAGCTTCATCAACTTCTGAATCAAATTGTGTTAGATCTCTTTCTAAGATATCTACAATGTCTTTTGGTAAATTGGTATGATACCATGTAGTAATATATGCCATAAGAATAATTTTTTTCAAATGTAATGTAAAATTAGATATTCAAATCAATATCTTATAATTTATTTATAGGAACACCAACCAGTTGCAATATACTTTGTTTGCGTTAAAGAAACTATTCCACGATGAATATGAGTGAAACTTGCTGGCCAGATATACAAATCTCCGGTTCTTGCTTTAATAGTTATATTTTGATTTGAAAATTTAGTCCCGCCACCATTAGTAACATCATTTAAATAAATCATCCATGCTAAGATTCTTTTTGAGAATAACTCGGATGGTCCATGTTCGCAATGATCTATCAAATAACCTCCAGTTGGTGGATATTTTTGAATATTAAATCCAGACTCTATTTTCCAAGTTGGACAATCTTTTAAAAAAGAAAAATATTTATTTTCACAACATAATGATACTCCATTTTCAAGTTTATTTTTTAAAGTTAATATTAGTGGACTTAAATCTTCATCAATATTTAAAGAAATTTCGATACTATTTTTAGATTTTCTATCAACAGAGTTTCCTTTAACTCCACCAACATATCCTGGAGATTTTTCTGGAATTGTTTCAAAATAATTTATTAATTCAGAACAAAAGTACCTAGACAAACATTTTTGTTGTCTAAAAATAAAATTTTTTTCTAATGATTGAAACATAATCATTTAAGTTCCAGGAGGAGATACGGTACATTCGTGACACAATCCAGCTCTTTTATCCCACTTCCACTCGAAAAAATTTCCATCCATATCTACATACATCAAAAAAACTTGTATTTGTTTTTGCCCATAATATGTTTCTCTCCAATGAGGATATTTTATCCCTTCATAGATACAAATATCACCAACATTTAACTCATGAGAAACTATTTGTTTATCATCTAGTTCAAAGTATATTGGCCAATCAATATCTTTTTTGATGCAACATGTTACTCCATATTCACCAGACGGTCTATCTGTATGTTTTTCTAAACTACTATTTTTATAATATATCCTACCATAGGAATATGTAGGATATAAAGACTTCTTTACTTTTTTTTCGATTAAAGGTTGTAGATATAATAACAATGATTCTAAAAAAATAGGAGCATAATATCCAGTAGAATTTTTCGTCCATTTATCTTCTGGATAATTTGCTAAATGCATTAACATTTCCATATTAATAGTTAAATATTCACATAAACTTTTTGGTAAAGCATTTTTTACTACTTGTATCATAATATTTTATTTCTTAAGTATAATATTTTTTTCTGGAAAATAAAGAACATCAATGTTACTAGAATTAAAAGTTCTAATAGCATCATCAACTGTCTCCACAATTGTATCTCCAGCTAAATTAAAAGAAGTATTCAACAGTAATGGAGTTTGAGTTAGTTTGTAAAACTCAAAAATAAGATCATAGTAATTTTTATTAAAATTTTTTCTCAGAGTTTGAACTCTACAAGTTTTATCTATGTGACAAATGGCTGGAACAGTATCAGAAAGAACATCAACAGCATACAACATGTATGGAGATTCTCCAATTTCTTTTAAATCAAACCATTTATGAGAATGTTCATACAAAACTGTTGCAGCTAGAGGTCTATAATCTTCTCTTCCTTTAAGATTATTAATTTTTTCTCTTCCATCTGGATCTCTAGGATCATATAAAATGCTTCTATTTCCCAAAGCTCTTGGTCCGGATTCAGACTTACTTTGAAATATTGCTACAACTTTTTTTTCAGCTAAAAGTTTTGCAACATCTGAACTCGAAACCTTATCTCCTGAAATATTAATTTCTCTTGTTATTCCATTATAAATGGTATCAATTGGAAATATTTTTTTACTTTTAGTTTTTGTATACCAAACAAGTTTTGCTAAACCAATTGAAACTCCGGCATCACTACAAATGGGTTCAATAAAAATTTTGATTTTTTTTGATAAATTTTTTCTGAGGTATGTATTTGCAACACAATTCAAAAAATATCCGCCAGATAAACAAACATTTTTACATTTAGTAAGTTCAATTGCTCGAATAATCAATTGTCTAACATATTCTTGAGTATAAGTTTGCAACCAATTGCAAAAATTAGATTTTTCTTGAAAAGTATTAAATTCATAATTTAAAGTTACATTTCTAACATCATTTGGATCAATTTTAAAAACTGATTCACTAAATGGTTCCCACAGATGATTTGAAAATATTAGATTTGAATTGGAATATGGAGCCATAGCCATAAGTTTTCCAGCGTCATACCAATTCATTCCCCATTGTTCACATGTTTTTTGAAACATTAATGCGGGACTAATATTCTTCCTGACAATAGTTTTTCCATCATCACTCAAATATGAACCATCAAATGAAACTGAAATTATTCTATCAATTAATTCAATATTGTTTGGATAACTCATTTTATAAATGGATACAGATTCTCTACCATAAGTATTCTCTAAAAACATTTTATCTTTTAATTCCACTTCAGATCCCATACCATCAACTACTACACAAACAGCTTCTTTAAATCCAGAATCATAAAAAGAATGACTAGCATGATAAATGTGATGTGAAGAATCTCTGTTCAATCCACAAATAGAGGCATTATTAAGTGTACCACAATTTTGTTTCAAAAACTCCTCTTGACATTTGACAGAAAAAAAATCATGTTTTTTATGTGTTATTCTCTCAGACTCTACCAATAAATCAAGTTTTCCATTTTTCAGTGAAGTAATAGAAGAGTCATGCCATGTACTTAAAGCTACTTCATAAGTCATCATATTTTCCAATATTGTAATTAATTACCGACCTAACCATTCCATTTGGACACTTTCCTGTAGAATGATATCTCCTGGAATCAAAAAGAACTGCTCTACCTTTTAGACTTTCTATTTTTCTACTTAAGGTAAATTTTTCTTTTATAGACCCATCATAAAATTCTTTTCCAATCAAAGTATAAGAATTTGGAACAGTATTTACATAATATACTATTGACCACATTTTTTGATATGAATCAATATGTGGAGACATTATTTTTCTATTTTTGGGAGAAGTAGTACTTATGTTTATTTTTGCTCTAAAAATATTATAATCTTCGCATCCAAAAAATTGTTTAAAAGAATATGAAAATAAATCTACGATAGGTATTCCCCAATCTGAAATAAACTCATTTTCTTCTACTAGTTTGTGTGTAAACTGATAATAATCAAATGTGTTTTTATTTGAGATAATATTTGGGTTATTTTTTTGATTTTTACCATTTGTATTTGAATTGAAATAAAATGGTATTGTTGAAGAAATGTAATTGTCTTCTTTTTTATCTAAAATTAGATTTTCTAAAAAATCTTTCTGTGATTCGGATAAAAAATTGTCTACAACATAAATTGCCTCTGGATCATAAAACATAGCTTTTATTATCAATAATAATGTAATATGAAAAAAATGTCAACTATAACTTTTCAAAATCCACCCCTTAGTATTATCAGATTGATATAAAGACTCATCCCACATCCATATCAACCCCGCATCATCATTTTCTTTTTCATAATTAATTGGATATGCAATAGGTGGATCATATTTTCCTGTTTTTTTATTGATTTCCCAAGAACAACAAGACAATCCATTCATGTCTTTTGGTTGTGGTTCTACAAAAATATCATATTCTGCATTATACCTATTATTCACATCTCCATAAGTTCCATTTTGATCATATTCAACCCATAGACCACCATTCTGAGACTCTATGGTTTCAAGTGTCTCTTCTGACACTAAAACTTGAACAACAATGTACTTTAAATTTAATTTAGAAAACTTTGCCATTTTTTTTATATCATGATTGATATCTAATTACCACTAAACCAGCGCCACCTGCAGCCCCTGCAGTTTGACTACTAGGAGTACCAGCACCGCCGCCGCCACCTGATCCATTAGCGGCACCGGTGCCAGCTGGTGATCCTGGCCCACCAGCCCCAGCACCGCCTCCTCCAGTTCCACCACTAACTGGAGAGTTAGTGACATTTGCTTGTCTTCCACCTGATCCCCCAGCACCAAAATATCTACTTACTGGATTAAGACCAGGTAATCCAATAGTTGGAGCATCCCAGGCAACAGGCAGTAAAACTGCATCTCCACCTCTTCCTGGAGCTCCTGGACCACCATTTCCACCAGCACTACCAGCACCACCGCCGCCGGCGCCTAAGAATTCTGGTGAAGCAGGACAATTTCCACCAGCATTTCCATATTGTGATAAACTACCTAAATGGCCTGGGTTTTGTGGAGTTTGTATTTGAGCACCACCTGGAGTGAAAGGATTTCCACCAGATCCGGCACCACCACCAGATCCTCCATTATCTTGATTACCTGCATTAGGTCCAGATCCCCCACCGCCGCCGCCCTTTGCGGTAAGTTTAAATAAATTTGGAGATGATGCTCCAAAAACACTATCCCCGCCTGTTCTTCCCTGGTCACCAGAATAAGGTGCAGGTCTAGAAGCTCCAGGAGGCTGTGTATTGTTATTAGTGTTTGAAGCCCCTCCTGGTCCACCAGTTCCTACATTGACATTATAAGTTCCTGGCGCTATTGGAAAGTTTGTTGCCAAAACAACTCCTCCTCCACCACCGCCGCCACCGCCATCAGTACCACCGTTGTTATGAGATCCTCCTCCACCACCTCCGGCTACTACAAGAACTTCAATACTTTTTGATCCAGAACTTACAGTAAAAGCCCCAGGGGAATTAAAGGTATGATATTTAAATCCATTTCCAGGTGCAGCAGCATTTAAAATATTTCCACCGCTAGCAGTAAAAACACCTGCAACATCTTCCCACTGCCCAGCAGTAGTATAAATTTGCAAACTATTTGTAGTGCTATTGTAAATAAAAGTACCTACCTCAGTACCAACACCTGCATTACGATCTGCAGTTGATTGAGAACCTAGTGACACACCTTTGCCTAAAAGTATACTCATAATTCTTAATTACTTTTTTACTTTATCACTAGAGTTATTTATACTTGTCACAGATTTTTTTGAGTTCATTAATTTGAATTTGTTGTTCTTTGATTGCTTCAATTAGAACGGCAACCATATTAGCATAAGCTACCGACTTAGTTCCAGTATCATCTTCACGAACAAGGAATGGAATGACTTCTTCAATCTCCTGAGCAATTACACCCATTTGGTGTTCACCGGAATCAATACGATCAAATTCAACACCACGAAGATTAAGAACTTTATCAAGAGCATTTTCAATCGTAAAGATGTTTTTCTTAAGTTTAATATCGGAGTTTGCGGTTACTGTACCAGCAAAAGTACCAGCACCACCATTTGATAAAGTAATAACAGCAGATCCACCTCTGTTTGCAGAAAAAATTCTTACTCCAGAAGAGAATCTCATGGAACAGAATCCATCATTAAGATCTACAATATCACCATCATCTGCAAGAATAATGCCGCCAGCATTAGCATTTCCTGAAGAGACTGTAAGATTTCCACTAAATGTGCCAGTAGTACCAGAAACAGTAGCAACAGTAATATTAGGAGTTCCAGAAAGACCCGTTGCATTTCCGGCTACATTACCAGTTACATTACCAGTTACATTACCAGTTAAGTTTGCACTGATTGTTCCTGCAGAGAAGTTTCCAGAACCATCTCTTCGTACAAGGGTATTTACAGTATTTGTACTAGCTTGTTGTCTTGATTGAATACTCTCTCCAGGACTTAAAACAATTCCATTATTAAAAGTAAATACTGAACTATCTCCATTATGTACACAAATAAGGACCCACTGTGGTGGGACTACAAGACCACTAACGAAAGAAGCAACTCTAAAATTAGAAGCAGCACTTGCGTTATTACTTCCAATAGGGAGAATGTAATATAATGCTTGCCATGAACCTAATGGAATACCATTGCCATCAGCAGTAACATCACCAGCCCCACCAACTCCAGTAATTGTTCCTGATGTTGGGCAATTAATATCAAAATATCCGGTAGTGCTGAAATGACTTCCGTTACCATTGGAGATGACAATAAATCTACTAGACCAGAAGACTCTATTACTTGCATTAACAGTAATTGTACCACCACCAGCAATATTACGATTAGCTTTGAGTGAAGCTGATAAAATTGGTTCAGAATAACTATTAAGAAACTGAGAATTTAAATTACTTACAAGAGTTGTAGAAGAAACTGTAAGTGGAGCAGTTCCAGAGCCAATTGTGGATGTTAAGGTTGTACCGGTAATAGTATTGTTAGAAGCAATAGCGCCACTAACATCGAGAGCAACTGTAGGAACTTTTGC